GGGCAGGCACATATCAGCGCCAGTGCCACGACGGTTCAAACGACTGAGCAAATTGCCGACAACGCCACAACCGGGGTTACGACCGGCGTACGCGCGGCGAACACCAACGTGCCGGTTTTCGCTTGGTTCCGCGTCGATATTGGTGCGACCGGCGGTACAGTCCAGCTGCAGTTTCGCAGCGAGGTAGCGGGTTCGGCTGTCACGTTGAAAGCCGGGCTGACCGCAATGGGTCGCCGCGCGATCTAACCATCAAGGAGAGTAACATGATCAGCCGCGATGCGGTGGTGCTAGGCAGCGACATGCTGGACGAGGCCCGCGCCTATTTGCGCCTTGAAGCCGAAGAGGAGGATGCCTCATTGGGGTCGATCCTGCTCGGCGCGATCAGCCATGCCGAAAGCTATCTGGGCCAGATGCTACTGCGCCGGAATGGGCGAGAGGTTGTACCGGCCAGCCTGCATTGGCAACGCCTGTCGCTATCGCCTGTCGTGTTGGTCAATTCGGTTACAGGTATCCCCGCCGAAGGCATGCCCTTCGCGCTTTCCATCGAAGCCTATAAGGTTGAAATCGATAGTCATGGCGAAGCCTGGTTGCGGGTGATGCAACCGGGATCTGCAGGGCGGGTGGAAGTCGCCTGTCTGGCCGGAATGGCGCAGAATTGGGTGGAGCTTCCTGAAGCCGTCCGGCTGGCCATATTTCGGCTTGCTGCGCATTTGCACCTGCACCGCGATAATCCGGACGATAGCGGACCGCCCGAAGGCGTTGCATCGCTGCTGCGCCCCTGGCGCCGGATGCGCATTCAATGAGCGGCGAGTTTTTGGGGATGCTCCGAGAGCGTGTCACCATCGAACGCCGCCTCGGCAACCGTGATGCACTCGGCGGGGCTACGGGGCGCTATGCTTATGAAGGTGCGGCATGGGTTTCTGTCGCGCCAATGATGCCAGCCGATTTGACTGAGGCAGACGTGCTTTCGGCGATGCCGCGATGGCAGGTTACGATGCGCAAACGCGAAGGCATGGATTTACGCACAAGGCTGGTGTGGCGTGGACGCTTCCTTGGCGTGCGCAACATCATCAGTGATCCGCGCGACCCTGCACGCATGGTGCTGACGTGTGAGGAAGCGCGCTGATGTTCGAACGGTTACAGCAAGCCGCAGATCGCAACGCCGACAGGCTGCTAATGCGCGTCATCCGGCGACTTTCGCAAAGTGAAATGTCCGATGGTGTTGAAATCGAAGCACTGGACGATGGCGTGCGCCTATCCGGACGCAAACTTCGCCAGCGGCTGATTGCTGATGCCAGATTGAGGAATATCGGACGATGAGCGACGCGTTGGAGTGCCTGCAAACGGCGTTGGTTACGGCATTGGATGCCCATCCGGTGTTGGCCGAGGAACTGACTGGCGTGTTCGATGGGCCGCCCCCACATATTGCATTTCCCTATATCTCGATCAGCGATGGATCGGTGACCGACTGGAGCACCAAGACTGCACAGGGTCGCGAAATCCGGATTGGTCTAACGCTGTGGGATGATGGAGAACGGGCAACAAGGCTGCACCAGTTGATGGGGCATGCCGGGGATGCGGTGGAGGCATTGCCCCGCGACCTTCCTGGCTGGCGCATTGCCAGTTGCGTTTTCCTTCGCACTTTTGTTGCGCGCAATCCTGCGGGAGCGTGGGCAGGCGTGGTCGATTACCGGTTCCGATTGCTCTCGACCATTTAAGGTCAAACCATCGGATAGTCGCTCTTTCGTTTGCGCCTTTTGGGCGGTTCGGGTTTGCAATCGGGCAAGAGCACCGCCGGACCGCGGCTTTCAGGTTGCGGCGTGGGCAGCAGCGCTTCGGGAGCGGCGCGATGCGGCTCTGCAGGTGTCGTTTTGTGCGCACCCATCATGATTTCCGCTGACGGACAAGCGTCCGCAGCTTTTGCATTTTGTTGCACCCCAGCAGGTGCAGCAATCAAGCTGCTTGCGAGCAGCAATCCTACCAACATGGCGACTTCCTCTCCCCAGATTGAGTCGTCCTATGAGGAGACAGTATCGATGCCCACAGAAAAGGGAAGTGCCTTCTTGCTGAAGGTGGGAGATGGCGCTTTGCCGCCGGTTTATGCGACCGTCGCTGGTTTGCGCACGACGCAGCTCAGCATCAATGGTGATGCAGTGGTGATCACCAATAAAGGTTCGGGTGCCTGGCGTGAATTGCTGTCGGGCGCAGGTGTGCGATCGGTTTCGGTTTCGGGTGCCGGGGTGTTCACGGGGTCAGTCGCCGAAACCCGGATCAAGAATAATGCGCTGTCTGGCGTGCTTGACGACTATGAATTGAGTTTTGAAAGCGGTGAGCGGCTGCGTGGGAAATTCCTCGTCGCGCGGCTCGACTATGCCGGCGATTTCAATGGTGAGCGCAGCTACACACTTGCGCTTGAAAGCTCAGGTGCGGTGGCGGCGCTATGACCGGACCTGCCAATGCCGTGCGCGGCGAAGCAAGCTTGCGCGTGGGCGAAACCGATATTTTGCTGCGCCCGACCTTTGCAGCATTGGTTGCAGCAGAAGAAGAGATCGGGCCGCTATTTGCGCTTGTTGAACGGGCGGCTGCGGGGCAGCTGCGCCTTTCCGAAATGGTCGCGCTGTTCTGGCATTGCAGGGTCGAGGGGGCGATACCGTTCGACCGCGGGCAGTTTTCAGAAGCTGTTGCTGCTAGGGGAGTGGCGGCCAGCACGCCCGCTTTGAAAATATTGCTAGCGCAGATCCTGGGCGGGCAGTGACTTTTGCGGAAACAGCCCGCGGCCTTGCCGGCGCAACTGCATGGCTTTTCGGATGGCGGCCGCACGAATTTTGGCAAACGACGCCTGCCGAATTGTCGGCAGTGGTGCAGGCATGCGCCGCTTCCGAACAGCACGCGGATCACGCGTTGCTGTGCGAACTGATGGAGAAATTTCCCGATGGATGAAGAAATCGAACGGTTGGTGGTTTCCGTGCGTGCTGACACCCAAGGCTTTGCCCGTGATGTAGCGGCAATGCGCGCGGAAATGGACGGGCCCTTTGCTGCCGGTGCTGAAAAGGCCGGGAGATTGTTGGAGAACAGTCTTTCCCGTGCCCTCCTGACGGGCAAATTCGGTTTTGAGGATCTTCGCCGCGTGGCGCTGTCTGTACTCTCCGAAATTGCGGCATCTGCGATCCGTGCAGGTGTCGGTTCGATTGCTGGCGGGGGCGGTGGTGCAGGCGGTGGCGGCTTGCTCAGCTCGCTCGGTGCAATCCTGAGTGGCGTTTTTGGCGGCGTGCCCGGCCGTGCGACCGGTGGACCCGTTTCCCCCGGGCGCGCCTACCGCGTCGGTGAAAACGGCCCTGAACTTTTCGTACCGACATCAGCCGGGCGGGTTGAAGCTCCAGGAAGTGCGGCGCGCGGCGGCGTCCAGGTGAATTTGACGGTCAATGTTTCGGACAATGGCCGGGGCAGCGCGCCTGAAGCTTTGCACCGTTCGACGCGGCAGGTGGTGCGTTCGCTGCGCCGCGCGCTTGCCGAATCGGAAAGCTGAGCGACCGTGGCATATTGGCTCTGCAAAAAACGGGAACGGCAGGACAGCGCGCCCGTCATGCGCTTTGATCCGCGTTTCTGGACACTTAACTTCCCGCGACCGATGATGGCGTCGGTGGTGACCACCGGCCCGGAATCGCTGCGTGTGGATGCGGTCTTTTACCGTGCGAACGATCTTGCCGGCCTGATCTGGGAAAGCGAAGACAAATGGGATCACCCGCTTCTCGCTTATGAAACCAAGCGCGATTACCACCGGCTGACGTTGCGGTTCCGGTGGCGCAGCGATGGTGTGATGCCGCTCGATGCGATCAATGGGCCAACGCTGACGGTTGAGGGGCGCGATGCGAACGGCACCGCCAAAAGCTGGTATGTGCGTCTTTGGAACTATGCCGTTGGCACGCCGACCGATGCCATCATCACCTTGCCCTTCAGTTCGCTGGAAGGCGGCTTCGCCTTGCCTGCGGATTCTGACCCACTTTTCGCTGGCGATATCGACCGGATGTTCATCTCGATCGTGCCGTCCCAATATAGCGAAACCGGTGGAGACTTTGCTGCGGGTGTGGAGAGTTGGGTCGAACTCTCCGAAATACGATGCGATGGCGCAGGGGTGATGCTCGATACGGGCGACGTAATGCTGCCCGAGCATGACCTCAAAATGGCGACGGGTTATGACGATGCCTATAACCAGACGCCCGAGCGTTTGCTGCGACAGATCCGCGCGCTCGGCTATCGCGGGACGATCAACCATTATGTCGGGATGAGCCATTATTACCGGCTCGAGCCCTTGTCGGGCGGCCATTATGTCAGCCTTGCGGGTGGTGCCCTCAACACCCCTTGCCGGGCGTGGCACCTCGATTTTGCGCAGCGCGCGCAGGCGATGGGTTATGACCTGATATTTTCGCTTAGCTACGAACTTTTCGATGCCAATTGCTGGAACGATTGGAAACAGCGCGCCGAAAATGGCGACCCCGCCTTGACCGGTTGGGTGCCACCTTCGACCCTGCTTTCGCCTGCCCATGGCGGCGCGATGGCCTACCTGCAGGCGGTCGGTAGGGCCTTTGCCTATATCCAGAAACTGGCGGGGCTTCCGGTCAAGTTCCAGGTTGGGGAGCCTTGGTGGTGGATCATGCCCGATGGGCGCATCTGCCTGTATGACGCTGCAGCAGTCGCCGAATTTGGCGCGTTGGTGGTATCGATTCCAGATATCCGTGGCGCAAAAACAGCCGCGCAAAATGCCATGCTCGACAAGGCCGGCGAATTGCTCGCTGCGTCAACGGCTGCGCTGGTTGCTGCCGTCGAGGACGAGGCGGCGAATGCCGATTTTACCAGCCATATCCTTGTTTATCTTCCAACCGTGCTCGATCCCCTCGCGCCCGAGGCAAAAAGGGCCAATGTGCCCGTCCAATGGGCGGCACCCGCATTCGATATCCTCCAGTTGGAGGATTATGATTGGGTGACTTCAGGCAACCATGGAGCGACCGATAATGCGGTTGCGTTGATGCGCGCGCGGCTCGATTATCCCATGGAAAAGCAGCATTATTTTTCAGGTTTTGTCCTTCAGCCGGGCAGCGATCAGCAATGGGCAGAGATTGAAAAGGCCGCCCAATATGCCAGGCAACGCCAAACTCCCGAAACCTATGTCTGGGCGCTGCCGCAGTTGGCGCGCGACGGTTATGTCCATTTTCAGATCGGCGATGAAAGCGAGGCAGATGTGAATGCTTTTGATGACGTTGCTTTTCCGCTCCACATAGGGAGCAAGGCGGAAGTATCGGCGGAGTTCTCGACCAATGTCGTTACCCTGATGTCGGGGAAGGAGCGGCGGAACAGCGACTGGTCCGACGCGCGCATGTCCTATGATGTGGCGCCGGGCGTCCGCTCCGAAGAGGAGTTGAGCGAACTGCTCGAATTTTTCCGTGCACGACGCGGCGCAGCCGTCGGTTTCCGCTTTGGCGACCCGTTTGACAGCAGTTCGAACGGCGCGAGCGGTCCGCCTTCGGCGACCGATCAATCCATCGGCATCGGCGATGGTTTGCGGACCGCGTTCCAGTTGGTCAAAAATTACGGGTTAGGCAGCGGCGCGCAGCTTCGCCCGATAACGCGGCCTCGGCCAGAAACTGTTGTGGTGGCGATCGACGGCCTTGAAACAACAGCCTGGTCGCTTGGACCGCTTGGCGAAATCCGCTTTGATGCGGCCCCTGCAGCAGGGGCCAGCATAACGACCGGCTTCCGTTTCGATGTACCTGTGCGTTTTGCGCAAGACCGCATCGACGTGAGTAGGGCGACCCATGGCGCAGGCGAAATGCCAAGCGTCATGCTTGTCGAAATAAAGGAAGCCGCGTGACATATCCCTGGCTGCAAGGCCCCGTGACCAGTGCATCCTATGGCTGGCGACTGGAACGAGGCGATGGCGTTACCATTGGCTTTACTTCGCACGACCGCGATATCCTGCTCGACGGTTTGCTCTATCGCGCAAGCCCCGGAATCACACCGACTTCGATCGTCCAGGGCTTGGGTTTGGACGCAAACAGCCTTGAAGTCAGCGGCGCGTTGACCAGTGACGCCCTAAGCGCGGCGGATATCGAAGCGGGCAAATGGGATGGAGCAAGCCTAGACATATTCCTGTTCGACTGGGCCGATCCAGAAGCGCAACCCTTGCCGCTGGCATCGGGGATATTGGGCGCGATCAATTGGTCAGGGTCGGCTTTCGAAGTTGAATTTCTGGGGCCTGCCGCATTGTTATCGGCACCATCAGTACCAGTCACTTCGCCAACATGCAGGGCAAAATTTGCTGGTGAAGGTTGTGGCCTGAACCCGCACCGCTTCACTTTGGAAACGCTGGTTGCGACAGTGAACGGTTCCGAACTGACTTTGCAGCAAGCATTGACGGGCGACACATCTCGGTTCGTCAACGGTGAAATCCGTTGGCTGTCCGGCCGCAATTGTGGTTTTCGCCAGCGCATTGCCGCCTCAACGCAGGATAAGCTGGTCTTGATGGGGGAACCGCCTTTCCCGACAACAGGGCCGGAAAGGATTGAGATCCTGGAAGGATGCGATCG